GTTGTCTTTGACCTTAACGTAGCCAAAAGTGCCGTCTTGTGGATTTAACCAACGAAGTAATGGTGGAAGTACTGCTGCTAAACCTGATGCTAGTAATGCTTTTGGATCAGTAACACCAGCAAGATAACAAGCTATTACTGAGGCAAGAAATGCTCTGCTATAAGATGATGCTATTGCTTTAAAATTATTCATAAGATTGCGTTGATTTCTTCTTCAGTTAAACCAAGTTTTGTGTAAGCAGATTTTTTTAATTCTTTGTTTGCTTCTTCTTTTGCAAGTTGTGCGTCAAGATTTATTTGTGTTTCTGCTCTATCTGTTAAAAATGCATCTTTTTCTTTTCCAGTTAGTTCAATAATTTCATCATTTAATTGAACAAAAATTTGTTCTTCTTTAGACTTAGCCATTGTCATAACTCCTATTTGTTATATCCATATACGTCAATTCTTCCACCTGTTAAAGTTCCACTGGCAGGAGTTAATGTAAAATCTGTGTAAGAAGTAGTGTTATTCAAGTAACCACTTAAAATTCCTGCGGTTCCTGAATCAACATATGCGCCGTTTATTCTTGTAATTTGTGATAAAAATGGTGCATAGATTTCTAAAAAGAAAGCATTAGAAGCGCCATTATTCACTCCACTGTAAGTCCAAGCAGCACCATTTGATACAGCAACACCAGTCACAGAAGTTGTATAAGCTGCTCTAATTACTTGTTGATAATATCCTGCTGCTGTTGCACCAAGTTTCATGCTCATATCAACGTTTGCACTTGAAGTTCCACCTGTAATTACTATTTTGTAATTATCATAAGTTGTACTAAAAGCGCCAGTAACAGCAACAGAAGAAACTGCAGAACCAATAGTTGTAGAACTCACTAAAACCATTCCAGCCTTTTTAGTACCAAGAGCTGTGTTCATTGAAGTGTCAATCGCTGTGCCTAAAGCCCGAATAGCGGAAGCGCCGTCTTTAACAAGCGCGGTATCGTCTGGGGTAGTCCAAGAATAATTTGTAGTTGTTGCCATAGTTACTTATCCTATCGCTAAGTCAAGCCAAGTCAAGACACTATTAAGGTTTTGCCATTGGGTTGTGCTGTTGTAATCTTCCCATTGTACATCAACTGTTGAGTAAATCTTGTTACTTACAATCATCTGCAGATCCAATGAGTTTTTGCCTAGTGTCCAAGTCCAGCCTTCACAAAATCCTTCAAATTCACCTGTAGGAAACAATCCAACTGGTAGAGATGAAACGAACAGGGCTTTATCCATAGTAATACCAAGTAAAGAATTTCTGGTTGTGTTGTCCAAATTGCCATTAGCCAAATCAAGGCTTAAAGAATCAAAACCTGTTTTAGGGATACCACGCAAACCAACAAACCTTGTAGCTTGATTAGTTGCCTGTGTTGCGTCTGAAAGGATAGTTGGATTCACCTGTTGAATAACACCATAAAGATTTACACTTGCGTCATCTATAGCTTCAACCTCAGCTGTAGGACTGCCGTACTGAACCACGACGCTATTTACAATGTCTGATATTTGTAATCTTGTTTGAACTCCGTCGGAAGATACAACTGTTGAATCCAGAGGAATCAGATTAGATCCATAATTATTTGTTCTACGTTCAGCGTCAGCGTAACCAATGTTGCCTGCTGTCGTTTCATACAAGTAACCAAGACCTGAATCAGAAGTTGTATTAACTAAATCAAAAGCGTTCTCTGATAATGCCGTTCTAGCTAATACTGTGTAACGTCCAGCGTCAATGGTGTCTATACCTTGAATACCATAAGTTGCCCAAGTATCTGTAACAGCAACATCTGTCCATTTATATGTTGTGCTTAAATCTTCCCAAGCTGTGTAAAGCGTTTCCTGTAAAATTCTTGTAATACGTGCGCCGTCAAGTTCCAAAGGATAATTTACTTGACCAGCAAACCTTTTAACTAACTGAGATAAAGCACCTTGTGCTTGAATCTGCAACACGTTAGCAAACGTGCCACCAGTACCAGCACCAGACAAAGTATTAGAAACACTTGAAACTTCACCAGTAAATAACTTTACATAAGTTCCTGCTGTGTTCTTTGTTTCAATAATAATAGAATCAAGAAGGCTAACTGTTGGGCTTGTTCCTGAAAGATTAACTAACTCTAGGTTGCAGTAAGAAGGTTGGGTTTGGTCAAATATGTCCACACGACCAGCGGTAATAGTTCCACCACTTAAAATGTCGCTAGTGTATTCGACTCCAGCGATTGTTACCTTGTGAGTCGGTGTAAAGACTGTCATTATTTAACGCATTCCAAGACCAGAAGTCAAGGAAGCAGTTTTTGTTACTTTGTAAATTGCTCTAGCTGCTGCTTGAGGATCCGCAATTGCACCTTTGATTTCTTGATAAACGTTGATTGTTGCGCCTATGCCATTTCTAAGTGTTGGGTAAACAAATTCTCCTACTGGGTTTACAACAATTTTTCCAGCAGTAGGTAAATTGTTATAGGCTTTTGCTGCTGTCTCAATGGCGTTAATAATTTCGAGTATTTTATCCAAGAATGCTTGTAAGCCATTGTCATTTGCTGCGCCTGTTAGTTGATTAACAAAATCACCAACTTTAATAGCAACAAGTCTTATTTCTTCTCCAAGTAGATATGCCGACCCTTTGGCATTGTTCATGTCATAACCAAAAGTTATTGCACCTGTTCCAACGTCATAAAATGCACGACTAAGAGATTGTTTTCCTTCTCCAACTAATCCACTGATGAAAGCATCTAAAACTGGTGTTAAATCTACAATTATTTTCATTAACTTTTCCATTAAAGGTAAAAGTGCAAAACCAAGTTTTTCTTTTGCTTCTTCAAAACTGTTTCGAACAATGTCCATTCTTCCAGCAAAAGTCAAAGCGTAAGCCGCGGCTTGACCACCAAACTTGTTCGTAAGTTGTGCAATTAAATCGTCAAAAGGAACAGCAATTTCTTTTGTAGTTTGAATAGTTTTGCCCAAGCTGTTTTGTGATTTTTCATATTTATCTGTAGCATCAGCCGCTCTTTGTTGTGCTGCCTCAAAAGCATTTTGAGCACGAGCAATATCTAACGCATCAGATTTAGCATTATTTAAAACTTTGTTTAATTTTTCTTGAGCAGCTGTTACACGTAAAGTTGCGCCTTCTGCAGCAGTTTCAGCTTTAGCAAGACTTTCTTTTGAAACTTTTACTTTACTTGTAGTTGTTACAGAAGTTTTAAGTTCAATTCCTAAATCTTTAAGTCCTTTGTACTGCCCCTCGTATGCCCGACCTAACGCATCTGAAACGCTGGCTAAATCTTTTCCTGTGCCTCGAGCTATGTCAAGGGCAAGTGTTTGCAAACTTGTTGCTTTAGTGATGTCTTCTGTGGATCTTAAAAGTCTTTCAAAACTTGGTCTAAGTTGTCCGTCATTTACACCTGTTGCTCTGGCTGTTGCATCTATGTATTTTTCAACACTTGCAATTTGTGTATCTGTTGCACCTGTTGTATTTTGTAATGCTTTAGCCAAATTTACTTGAGCAGCTTGATCTTCTATTGCTGCTTGGACTGCATCTATACCTATTTTGACTGCCATAGTTGCAGCAGCTGCGCCAACTGCTAAAAATGCTGCGGCACCAGCTTTAAGTGCGCTATCAAGTTTATCTGAAAATGTGCGTGCTTCTTTATCGGCTTTATCAAGGCCGTCAATAAAATCTTTTGTGTCAGCAAGGAGAGCGAGTTTGAGTGTTCTAATATCAGCCATTAAATTCTACCTGCCCAAGCGTCTCTAACTTTTTCAAATCCTGCTAACCATTCCTTTGCAATAATTGGTTGAAATCTAGACATAGCTGGATACAACCACCACCCACGATTTCCTCTGCCTTGAGAAGGAGATCGTTTAGGGAACTGTTTGTATTGCTTAGATCCGAACTCATTACCCATTATTACATAGCCAGCACTAAAAGCACTAGTTCCAACTTTACGAGAACCGCCAATACTAAACGAAGGTGCTTTATCAGATTTTGAAACTTTAATTGAATCTGCAACAGCCATGGCTTGTTTAGGATTATATGGTGCTCGTGAAGCAGAACCTTGAGCATAAGCAGCGCCGCGTTCAGCTAAATCTTGAGCAATTTTTTTCATATCATTTTTTGCAATATCGTCCATTTTGCCAAACGTACGAAGCAAAGCACGATACTCTTTATCAACTGGAACAATGCTAATTGCTTTAGCCATTATTGCGCTCGTTTAATATGTCGATAGCCGTAGCCCAAATATCTGGTTCTGCGTTGAGCCAATAATCTGGTGATATACCAGTCATTATTGCTAATTCTACTGCTGTTCGCCCGACTGTTCGGGCTTGGTAAAATTTGCTGTCTCAAAATCAACAGCTGCAATATCGGTGACTTTTGTTTTCCAAGTTTCAACGTTTTCAATTTTCTTTGTGATACGTTGTTGAATTTTGTGTCCCAAAAATAAACAAAGTTGATTGCTTGCGCCACCTTCTTCTGAAAGTATTTTAATAATTGGGCGATTGTTGAAAAGTTCTTTTTCTGCTTGGGCAAGTTCATAAGGTCTAGTCCATTCTTCATAAACTTCACCTGTTTCTAATTCCCAATGTATTTTTAATTTAAGCATGTGTGTGCCCCTGTTCTTGGTCTTAAGCTAATACTTCGGTGATTGAACCAACAACTTGCAAAGATACAGAAACCTTTTGAGCATCTGAACCTGTTCCACCTTGGCTTGGCCAAGAAGGTAGCGCGTTGAAAGTAAATGTCTTGCCAGTTTTTGCAGTCAATACACAAGCTAGAACTGTGTCTGGTGCTGATTCTGTTGCGTCCCAAAGAGCTTTGGTCAATGAGTCGGTTTCGCCAATATCGTTTAGGAATTCGAGATCTAAAGTTGCATTGTTGTCAATGTACTTGTAAGCACGTCCTGCGATAGTGTCAAAAGTTAAACGATCTGTTGAAATTGTTAAGTTTGCTGTCAAGATTTGATCTGAATAATCTTTTGTTGCAATAGTAACAATAAGAGAACGACCACTTAAGATTGTTGTTGCCATTGTTGCCTTCCTTAGCCTGTGTAGGCTGTTTGTAGTTGGATTTCAGCAGTTAACAGATCAGTACTGTTGGTCTGCCTAATTCTCGGACTAG